ATGGCCGGCGCACTCGACACAGCCTTCAAAGCAATCGCCAAATCGGTGGTGGCAGATCTTGGTACTGCCCTCGACACCAGCATCACTTACACCCGCAAAGCATCCCCCAGCTACGACTACGCCACCGGAGCACTAACCACAACCGATACCAGCTACTCCAGCATCAAAGTCCCTGTCGAATTTGTTGTTTCCGAAGAGGAGGAGGGACGCGAACAACGTCAAGCCAAAATTTATATCACTCCCGATTTGATCGGTGGTAACCAGCCGACATTTGAAGATCAGGTGACCCTCACGTACGCTGGCGCATCGCGCACTACGCAGATCACCGATATTCGCACGTATCGCGGCGGCCAAGAGTACCTCTACATCTTGCTGGTGCGCTTCTAATGGCACGCGACATTAAGCACATGAAAAAAGACCTAATGGCTCGTCTGGAAGACGACCTAAACGGTCTTATTCAAATTGCGCTTGACGAACTTGCGACTCCCGAAGTTAGCCCTGTGCTGACAGGCTTTTTCGCTTCTAGCTGGAAGGCAAGCACCAGCCGCCCCCGTGCCCGTGACGAAAGAGAAGATTTCGCCCCTTGGGACAAGATTGAGACCGTAACTACGCCGAGCGGGTATGTGAAATTAGCCGCAGGCAGCCAACCGATCATCCAGCCCCGACATGCTGTTCCCCGCTTCAAACTGAATCAATCTGTATTCATCGGGAACACAACTAAGTATGCCGTTGACGCACTTGCCTCTCCAAAAAACAAGATTCCCACCTATATCCAGGGTGAACTTAGGGATCTTGTGAATTACGTCTTTGGCGATAAGGGTGCCCCAACCCGTATTCGCGTTGCATCAGGCCAAGGTCAGGGTGGTCGCGGATTATTCAATCTGTTTGGAACTGACCGCAAGTATGTTTCTTATCAGGTTCCCGGAGAAACGCCATGACACTCGTCAAAGCCCGTGCGGCGTTTGAAAAAGCTGTAACCGACGCCGTCTCGGATGCGGACAGCGCTGTGCGCATGGTGTACGACAACGTCGCGTTCACCCGTCCCGGCAAGAGCGAGAAATACATTTTGATGTCGGTCAACTTTTCCCGTTCGACCCTCCAGACCCAAGGTGCCGCGCAGGACTATTACTCGGGCGTAATCCAGTGCAGTATTTACGTCCCCAAAAACGCTGGAACGTCTGTGCTCTCTGCAATCAGCGAAGCGGTTATTGACGGTTTGACCTCTGTCAATGCCAGCGGTTACACCGACACCTACAGCGTTTCACCCCGTGTTCTGGACATCGTCGGACCCTTGCCGGTAAACACAGAGGACCGCTCGCACTTCATCGGCATCGTGTCTTGTCAATTCACTGCGCGGGCGTAGTATTCTGTAGTAACCAACAAAATCATTTATGCGTGCGACAGAACTGCTCCGCAACAAATTCGGAGTCAGCCAGCTCTACAAGCACGAAGTCAAGAGCGAAGGCGAAGTGGTGCTGGAGATCTACTGGCACCCCCTGACCATTGCCGAGCGCGAATCAATCCAGAAAAAAGCGGGCTCTGAAGACGCAAATGACTTTGCGTTAAGTCTGATGATTGAAAAAGCTCTGGACAAGGACGGCAAGCGTCTTTTTGCCGATGGTGAACGTGCCGCCCTCCGCCGTGACGTGGAGGCGAGCATTCTGCAGGACATCCAGCTTGCGATGTTGACTTCCGGCTCAGACGCCAAGGTGGAGGAAGCGAAAGCCAGTCTTAAAAGCTGAGAAAGACTGGTTTTTTATCTATTTTTTGGCAAAAGAGCTGGGCCAAACAGTCGCCCAGCTCTGTCAAACACTGACGCCAGAGGAACTCACAGGGTGGGCAGCATTTTTTGAGCTGCGTAGTGAAGAAGAAGAAAAAGCGATGGATCGCGCTCAGATGCGATCACGCGCCAGTAGTTTGCAAAGCAGGTAAGCTGGGACATAAGACTTCCGCCGTAGCCCAGTGGCTGAATATAACGTCGATATTCAGGTACGGGCCAAAACTAAGCAGGTCGAGACTGAGCTAACAAAGCTTCAAAAACGGCTTGACAATTTATCCAAGGCCGCAAGCCGCATTGACTTCAAAACGCCTGAAAAGGCGATGCGCAATCTGGGCCGTACTGCCCGGAAAGTCGGCAATGAAATCAAGTCGATATTTACGCGCGGCTTGTTTGCTGGGGCCGTTGTTGGTGCTGGTCAGCTACCAGCGGCTTTTCAAGCAGCTACGGCAAAACTCGGACCTCTGCAAGGCGCCGTAAATGCAGTAGGTAATGCATTTGACGCCGCGCTCGGGGGTGTCCCGCATCTTGTCGGCGAGATACTGACCCAAGTGGGGCATATTCCCGGAAGCTTGGGAATGGCCACCGTTGCGGCGATGGCCTTTGCGCCTCAGCTGCTTAAGGCCAGCTCCGCCGCAGTAGGTGTTGGAGCGGCTGTCGATAAAGCTATAGGCAAACAAGTAACCGAAGCGATAGCCGGCGCCACTGATAAAGTCACCGGATTAAACACTCAACTAAACGCCACTAAAACAGCTTTTGCGGATTTAATTAAGGGATCAACATTAAACCAATTAAACAAACAACTACAAGATGCAAATCATCAAATCGGCAAGTTTCACTCCACTACGGAGGAAGCTCGCACTGCGGCCAGTCAACTTGTTGCTGTAACTAAAGCTCAAGCGGCTGAACAGCGAGCGATTAACGATCTGGTGCGCCAAGCACGCGGCATTTCACAGACGGAGCTGCAGGAATCTAAAGCAATTAAGTCGCTTGAAACAAAACGCCGCCAACAAGCGTATTTGACAGAGGAGGCAGATAAGTACAACCGCGAGATCGACGAGTACAACCGTCTAGCTAAAGAAGCTGCACAAGTTACTAAACAGTGGGAATCCAGCCTGCTGAGCGCAAATCGCGCAGCCAAAGCAGGTGTTTTTGCCAGCCGAAATCAAATGCAGGCGCGTCTTCAAGAGATGCGCGAGAACCGACAATCAGTTGACATTGCACGCCAGCGTTCTGCTCAGTTGACGGGCATATCCGGTGAGATGCAGGGACCCCAGAGCCCTTTAGGCGCGATGGCGCGTGCAGAAGCCAATCGTATTGCACTGCGTCAACAAAGCTTGCGTCTATTGGATCAGGAGCGCCAAAAAGCACAACAAAATCTTCAGTTAATGCAGAACTGGACCGCTGTACTGAAGGAAGGCGTCGGAATCCAAGGTTTATCGCAACGGCAACGCGCACAAGAACTCAAAGACCGCAAAGAAGCTTTTGCTATTTCAAACAGAGAACTGCAGTTTGAATTAAAACTTCAGGCAATACAAGAAAAACGTACACGAGCGCAAACGCAATCTACAAAACAGCGTAGTGCATTGTCTAACGCACTAATTGGTGGCGCATTTCCACTGCTATTCGGGCAGACAGGCGCCGCTGCAGTTGGCGGTGCAATAGGTGGTGCAGCCGGCGGACTTTTAGGAGGAACTTTCGGATTTGGCCTTTCGCTGCTTGGTACAGCAATCGGCGACATCATTGACAAAGCACAGAAGCTTAATTCCGACCTACTTGCCTTAAACGCCAGCGTTTCAAGCACAGGCGTAGCTAGCACTACGACTGCTAGCGATGTAAAAGAACTCGCATCAGCACTACGGCTTGAAAACGACGCTGTTTTACAGCTACTTAACTCCTTTAAGCAATTTACCGATGGTGATACACGGGAAGCACTCACGTCCCTGTTTTCCGGTGTAGGCGATGCAACTACTTTTGAAAATCTTGCTAAGGCAGCAGTAGATCAGAAAAATGCGTTGAGTGCGATATTTGCGTTGCGAAAAGAGATTGGCAACGCAGAAGCACGTTCTCTAGCTCTTAATTTGAGTGCCAATGGGGCATTAACTACTCAAAAATCTTTAATGGATTTAATTGTAGAAAACAGCATCAAAGCCAAAGTGGCAACAGCATCTCAAGTCACTTTCTGGGATGAAATTACAGGTCGTCTTACTCAAGGTGTTGTACTGCTTGCTGAGTTTGTAAAACTTTCTCAAGAAGCAAAATTGCCCGGGCTGCCCGACATCGGCTTAAAAGTACCGGGCATAGACGCTTTTATCAAGAAATTCAAAGAGGTATCTCCTGAATCCATCGCTAAACAACGCGGAGAAGCACTAGAAAAAACTTTACGAGATAACGTCCAAAAAGTTCTAAAAGCATTGGAAGAAGAAACAGAGCTACTAAAAATTCAATACGGGCTTGAGAAGGATATGAGCGGCAAACGGGATACCACTCTCGCTCAGCTTCAGATTGAGTTGGCGCTCAAGAAACAGCTGTATGCCCTATCCATCAAACAGGGTGAAGCCAAGTTAGGTGAAAACACCACTTTGATGGATGCGCTTGCAATGGAAGGCGTTCTACTGGAGCGTGAGGCCGCAATCAAGTCTGCTCGTCTTGAAAGCAAAAACCAAGCTGAGGAAACTCTACGCATCCAGCTTGCAACTGTCGATGCAGATCAAAAACTATTGGGTATTTTGCAGCAAAGAAAGGCAGTTATTGACGCGCTAAACAAGAGATTTGCAAAAACTTTAGAGGGACTAGATTTTGAACTCCAAAAGGTAAATGCGATTAGTGAAGAGGAGCAGGATGCTTTGCGTATACGAGAAATAGCAGCTCAGTACAAACGGGACGGTAAAACACTTGACGTGATTGAAATAGCTAACCTTCAGAAAAAAGTTAAAGCGATTCGTGCGGCTACTAACGCACGCAAGGAAGAAGAAGTTATACAGCAGCGCATAAATACTTTGGTTAATACGGCAGGTCAACAGTTTACGGGGCTATTTGAAACACTGATTAATGGTACTAACGACTGGAATAGCGCACTACGTAATGTGCTTACGAGTCTAAGTAACGCGTTGCTGCGGTTTGGTCTGAGTGCTCTCGGTGGAAGTGACGGAGTCGGTTTGTTCTCAATCCTTTCCGGCACCTTTACCGGAGGTAAACGGGCACAGGGCGGACCAGTTATGGCTGGCACACCTTATTTAGTGGGCGAGCGTGGTCCCGAGCTATTTATGCCCAAGGCCGGTGGAACGATTGTTCCCAACAATGCATTGGGAATGGGTGGCGCCAACATCGTCGTCAACGTGGATGCCAAAGGAACTCAAGCCCAAGGCAATCAACCCAACTCCGCTGCCTTGGGACGTGCCATCGGCGCTGCGGTGCAGGCAGAATTGATTAAGCAGAAGCGTCCGGGAGGCTTGCTCGCCTAATGGCTACCTTTCCCTCAATAACGCCAACCTACGGCGCACAAAAAAGCAGCCAACCTGCTATTCGTACCACGCAGTTCGGTGATGGTTATCAGCAACGTGTCACCTTCGGACTCAACCAAAACCCGAAGCAGTGGTCACTGACTTGGAACGTATCCGAGACCGACGCTGACACGATCGAAGCGTTCCTTGACGCACGAGCTGCGGACGCTGCCAGCTTCGACTGGACGCCAATCGACGACGACAATACTTACAAGTGGATTTGCCTGCAGTGGAGCAAAACAATCCCGTATGTAAACCGTGCCACTATTACAGCCACTTTCCAGCAGGTCTTTGAGCCCTAAACTGCTGTCATAGGAGATCGTCCATGAGCACCATCGTCACCCGAGCTGGGAAAGGCACACCGCTCACGCACACGGAGCTGGACGCCAATTTCACCAACCTGAACTCGGACAAAGCTGGCTACATCACTGGCGAAGGTGGTGCCGTCACTCAAGCCACTAGCAAGAGCACGGGCGTCACGCTTAACACCAAATGCGGCCAAGTCACGATGAACGCTGCGGCACTCGCAGCTGACACCACCGTTAGTTTCACGCTGACCAACAGCACAATCGCTGCAACCGACGTGCTGGTGCTGAACCACGTCAGCGGTGGCACGGCTGGCTCCTATCTGCTCAACGCTCAAGCTGCTGCAGGTTCTGCGAGCATCAGCGTCCGCAACGTCACTGGTGGTTCTTTGTCCGAGGCAATCGTCATCGGTTTTGCCGTTATCAAAGCAGTGATTGCTTAACGCATGGCTTACGTCGTAACTGGCTATTGGGACGCTGGTTACACGATCAGCGACAGCGAGGCGGACCTTACATCCCA